CAGTTGTATCAATCTCAATATTGTCAACAAAAAGAGTAGAAACATTTGCTTGCGTTGTTTGAATCGTGGACGGAAGAGAAAGGGTATAAACACCGCTAGTTGCATCGGCAGAAACCGAAACTTGATTTGCTGTACCAACGACATTTGAGATTAAATTAAGTCCGAATTATTGCGTCTGCTGTACTGTTCTTATAGAATAATTTACCATCAGCTACGTTGATTGCCAATTCACCAAGAGAAAGACTTTCTGGTGTTAGATTAGGCGTATCTGATCTTTTAAGTAATAGTGTGTTGTTTACAGCAAAAATAGAACCACTGAAAGGCATTAGAATCTCCTTATGGAATATAATTTAATTCATATTTATAGTAATGGTCTATTATAGGATTATTATATTGTTTTTGAAAAATTAACCAATTACCACCACGGTATATGCATTGGCGGGGATAATTTGAGAAAAATTAACTTCTATTGAATCTAAAGAATTTCTTACAACTCTAGCTTCAACAGTTTCAAAAGTTGTATTATCATAAATTTCAGCTATGACGTGTCTTGTATTTAAATTATGTGTTACTGTTGCAGTATTTGACGCACCATTTCCAATGACCTGAGTTACTTTACTAACTATTAAATCAGGATGTGAAGAAGCTGTTCCAACCTCAACCCACTGAGAACTTGGTGGAGAACTACTATCGATATAATAAATAAAGGTTCTCGCCGTACTAGACTGAAACCACAATTGTCCAGAAATTGGAGATATTGGAGCAGAATCTGAAACTATTGGCATTCCGGTTGCCGGAACAGAAGGCGTCCAAATTGTTCCATCCCAATACAAGAAATCTCCAGTTGAAGGAGCAGTATTACTTACGTCTGTTAGATCTGCCAATGTAGCAACGGTTGAAGCTATACCTGGAATAAATTTATTTGCAGCTACATCAAATCTTAATACTTGATCATTGCTGTTTGCACCGCTTGTATCGATCTCAACGCCATCAATACTTAAAGATGCTGTAGATACAGAAGTAAAATTTGGAGTAGGCGAAGTGCCGACTGAGTAAATTCGATTATTGCCAACGCCTACAGTGTTATCCGTTACAACGATGTTTGTTCCAGCTGTTATATCTTCTACGTACTGAAATGTTAAAGCTATTGACGCATTCAGGGTTGCACTAGAAAGGTTTGTTAAAGTAACGCTACCAGATAGATCTCCATCTAAAGTTATGGTTGGGGAAATACCAGTTATTATGGGAGAAGTAAGTGTCTTATTTGTTAGTGTTTGATTTCCGGTCAAAGTCACTAGTGCAGCAGTATTTGCAATTCCATGAATATTAGTTGTATCTAGTTCATGGTTAGATAGAGCTGCTGCGGCATTTATCTCAGCAGTGGCTGCCGCTCCGTACGCATCGTAGGTATTGTTTGTTACTGAAATTATTGGTTGCGACTGCTCACCAGTTCCATTGACTATTGTAATTCCTGTTCCAGCATTAAGGTTGGCCACATAGTCGCCAGACGTATCTGTTCCTAGATCTATAGAATTTGAGACTACGTTTGCCGTTAAAGTTACATTACTGCCACCGTCTATGAAAACATTACCCTCAAGATCTCCAGCCAAAGTAATTTTTCTTGCAGTAGCCCAACCCGATGATGTTCCATTAACATTTACTGCCAACGTTGCAGGAAGGCTTATGATGATATTTCCATCAGAATAATCTACGTTAACTTCATTTTCTGTTCCAGTTACACTGGAGATGAGGTTCGGTTTATCAATAACATGAGCCCATTTTATTTTTGCTTCAATTTCACCCAACGATCCCGAAAAAACTTCTGAGGTATTAGTTGCATCGGGTATAAACGTAAACTTACCAGTGGAATCGTCAAATCCAAAAAATCCCACTTTTGCAGAAGTGCCATTATGCCACCTGAACTCTACACCGCGATCTCTGTTGTCGTCGATAGAGGGGGCGGTATTACCACCCAATGTTACAATTGGATCTTTTAATATTGTAACACTTGATTCTAGAATAGTCGTATTACCCAAAATACTTAAACTATCATCTGTGCTGATCAAACTTCCCGATGTTTGCAAAAGATTTAAAGAAGAATTTATCAAATTTCCTGAGCTGTCAATATAATATAAAATTCCATTAATTGGATCAATAGCTATTTGACTTTCAGTTATATTAGGTAAAGCCACTGCAAAACCTTTCTTTTTAGAAAATTAAAATACGCCACCATCTATGGTGATTCCATCAAGGGTGGTGAGATTTGTGATTGAACCACCAGTGATAGACACACTAGATGCACTTTGGGTTGCAATTGTGCCAAGTCCGAGTGTAGCTCTTGCTGTCGATGCGTCTACGTCATCTATCAGGCTTCTTCCAAAAGATGTTAAGGTTGTAAGAGCTGCGGTATTTAATCCGGTAAAATACGGAAGTTTATCTGCAGCTGAAGTCAAACCGGCTAAAGCAGTCAACTCTCCATCATAACCTTGAACGTCACTGCCTATTGCCAAGCCAAGATTTATTCTTGCCTGCGAAGCACTTGTGGCGCCGGTACCACCGTACGATATTGCAATAGTTCCTGCATTCCATGTGCCGGAAGTGACAGTACCCAGGGATGTTAGGGATGAATTGACAACTCCTGATCCAAGAGTTGTACTAGAAAGAACTGCAGTTGCATTAATTGAAAAGTTTTTACCCGCTGCCAGATCAAAATTTTCCGAAGACGTCCAGGAGTCTGTTGCATCTACCCAATTCAAAGTTTTGTCAGTGGCACCTTTTATCGTTATACCTGCTCCATCTGCTGCCGCATCGGTTGTTGATCCATTTGCAATTACTATGTTTTTATCCTCAACCGCCAAAGTGGAAGTGTTCAATGTAGTCGTATTGCCCTGAACCAACAAATCTCCGGTTACCGTCAAATTATTTGGAATTGTTACATCATCGGGCAGAGAAAATGTTACGTTTCCATTTGCGGCAGAAACAGAAACTTGATTGGCGGTCCCGGCGACTGAAACAACTCCAGAGTTGGTAACGGTAAACGTTCCGCCCTCTACACCGGTGTTAGAAACAGAAATACCCGTTCCTGCTGCAACTGACGAAACATAATTGCCATTAGTATTTGTACCAAGATCAATTAGAACTGCATTTGTTCCAGCTGCAGTAAGACGGCCCTGTGCATCGACTGTAAAATTTGGAATACTACTAGCACTGCCATATGATCCAGCAGTTACTGTCGTATTATCAAGATGGAGGGTAATAGTATCTGTTGAGACGGCGGCGGTGGAGCTAAGACCAGTGCCACCAGCAATCGTAAGAGTGTCGGTTCCTGTTGTAATCGTCACGCTTCCAGTGTCACTGGCGACCTGAAATGAGGTGGCTACAGCAGCGACCAGGGCATCAACATAATTTTTAGTTGTAGCGTGTGTACCAGCAGATGGGGTTGGAACAACTATTGTTCCGCTAAATGTTTTATCTCCTGAAATTGTTTGAGCACTAGTTAACGTAGCAAAAGCACCGGGTCCGGCGATAGCCAATGGAGCTGTTGCGGTTCCACCTGCTCCATTTGTACCTTCACCGTAGTAGAGAGTGTCGTCAACTTCGTTAAATGCTAATTCGGCGTTCTGCAGACTGTCTGGTGCTCCAGTTGCGCCAGACGTCCTGCGCTTAATTCTTAATGTATTGGCCATATCTAGAAGTTCCCTCCGTCTACTAAATTTTCTTCATTGTAATTAATCCAAGCATTGCCGTTATAGCGCAAAACTTGACCCGTTGCTACCGAATTTATAGTAACATCAGTTAAACCATTTAATACTGATTGCTCTGAGATAGATTGTTCTGCGACAAGAATTCTGTCTTTTATTGTCAAATGTGATCCAGCTGGATTGATTCCTATGACTGTTTGAATAGCTTCTACTGCATCATTAAGATCTGAGTGTTGCTTAACATGAGGAACGGTAGTAGAATTTAAGCTATCAGAAGCTGTTGGATTTATTAAAATATCTAGGGAGTTAGGATAATTAGTCGGCATAGTTTCCTTATAGGCTTAGTATTTTTCCTGATTCGTTATTCCACTGCAGTGTTAATAGTAAAGACTCTCCGATTCCAGTAAACGGCAGTCCTTCAGATTCATCAATAAAAAATATCAATCTTGAACTTGAATCAGACGATCCGACTTGGTATAGGATGATTCCGTCAAATGCGCCACCTGAATAGGATTCTTCTAGAAGATCTGTTGCATCTAGAATTCCGTCCTGTGCAGTTACGTTACCAATATTTGCAGTTCTGAAAACTATTGCTGCGATAGGCACATCGGAAACATATTGATTTGTTAAAAAATTTGGAGTGTACAAAGATTTTTTAATAAATAAGACTTTTAAACTTTGGCCGGTTAAATCAAGATCTCCCTCTAACAAAGCCTGTTTTGCTTTTGCGTAAACGGTATTTGCCATTTAAATACCTACTTCTTTTGAAACTGTAATTCTATATTTGTAGCCAGTTTCAAAATATGTTTTATTTTCAATATGGAATACCGGCGTTGCGTCGTTTGAAGGAAAGTCTATATAGACTTCCGGTTTCCAGGAGTGCATTTGGACTTTTACTACAACAGTCTCCCATCTGGATGGAGTTCTTTGAATTTTTTTTCTTTGAACTTTAAAATATTTATTCGTTAAAAAGTTTACCGCTGGTCTAGAACTAAATGTTACAGTTAACCTTCCGTCATTATAATCATTGTCGATATAAAATGATCCATTTTTAGGATCTATGTCTTTAATATAAAACTCTGGATTTTTAGCTATAATTTGATAAGAGGTATAAGCCTCAAGAAGAACCGATTGATCTTCGACATATATTTCCTCAAGAACCGGAACTACATTGGCCGAAATACCAGATGGTGTTGCCGCATCTTGTTTTGTAAATACTATTTTTTCTTCTGGAACTACTTCATTTGCGGCATCAAGAAGACCAACTAACCTTATGTAATACTCTTGCCCAGATACAAGCGTTTTATTCCAATAAAGTGTTAAGGTTCTAGAAATTGTACTATAGTCAGATAGGGCATTTATTGTTTTAAATGGATCCTGAACAACAGTTGGCGTTGCGGCAGAGGTTTGAACAATGAATTTACTATTTGTTATTGAAGCTATCTTTATTGTTCTACCAAATTTAATTTTGACCCTATCAACATTAACTGCTGCATAATCGATTAAATTTAATGACACGGCTAGCTCCTACATAACTTATAACTAACTAGTAATTCAAAAGCCATAAAAAGATAAGGGGTGGCTTGCGCCACCCCCCAATCTCTCTCAAGATTTAGTAACTATAACGATCTTAAGATAATTCAGCTATTAAAGACCGCCAGCTGTAGCTTCGTTTGTAACACGAATCTCGTAGTTACGGGCGAGGCTTACGTTCTTAGCTACGGTGATTCCCTCACCATCTCCAAGCATGACGATATCATAGCGTTCTTTCATCTTCATTGAGCGAATGTCGCGTGAAGGATCATCGAACTGGTCGGTGCTCATGTCGTCTTTGACAAGTAGGGTACCAACTTCGTTACGATCAATCAAGAACAGGTCTGATTTGGCTGCTGTTGCGCCGCTCTTTGCAGTAAAGCTGACAAAGGGCGATACGATAACGTTCAAGCCCAGTGGGGCTGTTGAGTTAAGCGTACCTTCCTTTGACTGTGGACGATAACCCCAGCTGCTGTTTACGGCCGAAGCTGCACCATCAGCATGGAAGATTGCATCCTTCAGGAAGACAGACCACATCAGCGGATGTAGAATGAAATCTGTTGGAACATGGTTTTCGGCCATCAAAACAGCGGACATATCGACAATGTCATCCCAGGTGATTGTATTATTAAATGCACCTGTGATTCCACGACCGGTTGTGCTATCATAGCCACCACCAGCGTTGTCGAATACTACTGTTGCAGCATCCTTGAATCGGCTTAATGCAATCTGCTCCTTAAGACGTGCCATAGCACGGCCTGCGGCGCGAACATGCATTCCTACGATATCCCAAAGTGAGTCAGCAATAACTTCTTCTGTGAAAGCCAGCTTGACACCCTT